GGCTTTATAAGTTCAGCGAGGCGTCTGACTCTTAAAGTTATGACCTGACCAAAATCAGTCTAGAGGCGAACCTCTAAACATCTAAATGTCAAGCCACTCTTAAAAGAGTAGGTTCGTCTCGCGACGCGTAAGCGCCGCACCATGGGGCCATCCCATGGATTTCTATATACGTCCAGTTTAGACTAATATATAGTATCGATTCTCAATTTATTTTTATTAGGTTGAAAATCTTACGAATCCTAATTTATGTATTCATGGTGATAGTGTACTGATACATGATCGGTACTCCTGTAAAGAAGAATAACGACCAATCTTCACCAACAGCATCATATTGCTGATATATTGTTCCACCATAATCATCATTTCCTGGACCAGTGGTCGCATTCTTGATGGAAGTGGTTGCAAGTTTATGAGAATTGCATTGTAGTGACTGAGCCTTAATAGTTCTGGCTGCAGAAAATCTACGATCCCAATAAAATGGAAATTCAACTTCAACAGTATTGTTAATATCAACATTTGTTGATGCTGCACCATTTCCTGAGATAGAATTGAATGTATTTGACAAGTATTTAGTCAAATTTCCATTACCAATACTCAATAATTGGGTTGCTCCTGTGAACACTCCATTAGAACTACCTGAATATCCGAATCTAGTCACAGTAGGTGACTGATTACTTCCGGAAAACATATATTTCTTACGAAATGCTCCACGTTGCCCAGCGTACATAGGTGTAAACCATGCACTAAAAGCAGTGGGAGTTGCGGTTATTGGTGTATCACCATCCGCAGCAACATCGATACCTACAGTATCAAATCCAGAATAATAAGGCATAGCCTTGTTAGTCAGAACATTGATTCGTAGAGAATCGTTACTTGCAACAGGTGGAACCCAAAATCTAGTCAAAGTGTATCGTTTACACAATTCACGAATAGATGTAGGTGGATCCCCATAGTAGACTAAATAAGTTTCGTCATTGGGATCACTTTTTGTTGCAATAGAAACTAACTCACCTGAAGCAGTAGGTTTGTCGGAAAGTGTAGTGTCTCCTGTTTCTGTATTTGGACTTGCTTGAGAAGTAAGAATATCAAGTCCAGTTACAGGCAACAATTGAGGGGGTCCTGGCGGTCCTGGTGGTCCTGGAGGACCATCTGGTTCTGGGAACAAATGGTAGTTGTTCAACTTAGCATTTGTTGGACCTGCGAATTTAATATCATCACAAGCTGAAACAAACACATTAATAGAGATAGGAGCATCAATACTAGGACTAACAAGATCATTAAGAACTGTCAATTCCAAAATACCGTTTCCTTCTCCAGCATTTGCCAACAATCTACTGATAGATGTAAAATTACTACCAGTATCATATGCAGAACCACAATTTTTCCAAGGTGCTGATTGACCCCAACCAACAACAATTTCAAAATCATCAGTTTCAGCAATATCAATCACTCGAGAGTAATTGGTATTGTAAGAAACTTCTGCTCCTAATTGATTAGGATCCCAACGGACCAGGATTCTACCTTTATGAAAATCACTTTTGACTACCTGAAATCGAAATTTCAATGAGCCTTGCCATTTTTCATAACAACTTGCAATAGCAGCCAAAGGAGTCATATGAATTTCTCCTTCGATATTATCAAGTTGCATAGGTAGAACACGAGTATTCCACAATAAACTGTCAGGAGTTTCATCCGGACTCCAATCAAATGAAGTCAGGTAAGACTCCCTACAAGCCATATCAGTTATACCCATTTGGTCGGAACCATCCAACCCTACAGTGCGTGAATCAACAGTCAATTCACATTTGCTGTCCATGGTTAATTTCATAGCAGCATCTGCAGCATCTGTATTTGCCAAATTACCCGTTGGAGACGGTTTGGTTAATACAGTATCAGAAATAACATTTGGTCTACTAAACCCAAACATTTTTGCAATACTAGCTACTGCACCTGAAGCAATCTTCGTAGCAGTCATATAAGGTCCAATGACTGGTACAGATTCTAATGTTCCAGCTGCTTTAGCAATAGCTGCTGCAGGTTTGGAAATGATACCTGACCCATATTCATCTCCATTTATGGTATTTGCATACTTACCAGCTTGCGAAACAAGAACTGGTGCAGACGAGTAAGTAGGCACGGTCAGTACAACATCTTCAGCCCACAAATAGATAGTAACAGTTACAGGATCGTTACCACCATTCGCATGCAAAAGGTTACCAAATGATTTGATTGTTATTTCTCCCATATTATTCCAATCCGCTGAAGGAATCTCCATGTAATTCTTATCATAAAAGAAAGGCAAACATAGTTCTCCACCAGTATTAGTAGTAGGATTAAGGAAATGATGTGGCTTTTGAGAAGCTTGAATCAGATCTTGCTGAATAAAGGCACGTTCGACAGTGACTTCATCACCCCGCAAGAAAGGGTTATAGGACACAAGTGCCCTACCATAGTGAAATTTAGTACCTGAAATCACCATTTTGCAATGTAATTTCATGCGCAATAGTTGATAATTAGTAATTTTATTTCGAACATATGGATTTTCACAGAAAGCTGCCCAAGGATTGAATTTATAATATAATTCATCCCCGACAACCCAAGACTGTGCTGATTGACGAATAGGTCGTTCTAAAAACTTACCGAGGTCAGTATCTGAATTATTACCCAGATCCATAGTAGCCTCGTAAGCTCCACGAACTTCCGTAGTCCATCCAGCATCTTGGTCGGCAAATGCTGTGATTTGTTCTGTGGTTGCAGGTCGAGACTCCATCTCCATCATACCAGGAGGTGGGGCATCATCTGAACCAGATTGCGAAACCAATCTTAAGCCAACAAGCTCATCAATTTGTTTTTGCAACTTTTTACAGTGACGATACTTTCTACCCAAGTTCGTCTGGAGTTCCTCAATTCGACGTTCTAATCGAAAGATAAGATCATCTTCATCAAAAGAGGAAACTCTATGAAGTGCAGGTGAGACCTGCGATACGCGTGATGTTTCTAGAGCAACATCATGCTCATTTATAAAAAATAATGAATTAGTAATGAAATTTATGTTGTAGTATGCGAGCCTCATCAAGCCAACATACCAGTGCTATTTTCTTGGAGCGGGCCACTCCGACGCTAAACAACGTCATAATACACCCTACATATGCACCTGTCCATTAATTAGAGGGAATTCAGACCCTCAGACAAAATGCGTTATTATCACATATATATCTCTATTTAGTTTTTACAGCATGGAGAAACACTGTCTACCGGTACAAGGCCCCAGTAGCGGGCCACATTCAAGCTCTAAAGCTCAAACTTAGTTTTGTACCAAAGCATACGCTCATCATAAGTGGGAATAGGAGTCACATATGAATTAATGCCAGAGTCAAGAGCTACTTGTTGTAATTCTTTAACTCGCTTTGTGTACACATCGCGCCCAAATTCAAAGTATTTGAGGGCAACATTTTGAATAGCTTCAGCGCTAGATTGCTCCACAGACAACACCTTTGAACGGATGTGTGTATGAAGCATTTTCGCGATAGAAGCTTCTTCTACGGGGGAACGATATAATTCCAATTCATCGTCCCAAACAGCAAAATGCTTAAGGAAGGAAGCTTCACTTAAATGGACAAAAGGTACTGATTCAGCATCTTTGTCAGCCATTGTATAAGTGATGCCAACTTTCTCAAATTCGGCTGCAATTGCGGTATGATTAAAATCATCATACCCCTTAGCTACAGTCATGATATTATCATCTCCATAAGTCATGAGTGCAACAACATCTGAAAATAGTGGAATTTTCCACCATCCTTTATCCTTAGCAATTGCATAGTAAGTATATCTCATATACAGAGAATTAACTAAACTATTGACAACAACAGTCATAGGATGACCAGACGGATTAGATCCAAAGAATTGAACCAAAGTTCCAAAATAATCATAAGTGGGATAAGAAATTTCTGATGCAATACCAGTCATAATCGTGATATCATCAGCATCATAATTGCCAGATTTCTCCGCAATCTTAATCATAAGTTTGAATGACATCAGCATAAACTGAACACTCATTCGTCCATCAAATTTTGCATAATCTCCAGCAATGGCACGGTCCCAACCGTTTTTGCCAATGTGATTATACAACTCCGTCCATTCCGGAGACTGGACTACTGTCCCAACAGCACATTCAGTAATTTCCTTGTTCCTTTGTACCAAAGCAGCTATGGTAAGATAGTATTTTCTCACCAACATAACAAAAGCTGTATTGGCAGCAGCGAACACTCGTTGCTTATCCTTAGATAGCTTACCAGGTTCATCTTTCAATGCAGCCTTAAATACTGTATTGATACTCCTTCCAGCAAGGAGTTCCGCTTCCAAACGGGCAACTTCATCCAAGATGAGGGGATCCATGTCTCTAACACATGAAATCCCTTCAACAACGCGATCACTCTTTTCAACATACTTGGTTTTGGGTCCTTTGAGAGGAAAACCAACAGATGTTGCAAAGTTCATAGCGTTTAATCCCATAACACCATCAGCTCCAGCAAGATTGACATCATCAGATATCTTTCCAACTTTAGCTAATTCGGATTTAGGGATCTTATCTAATTGACAGGAATAATCGACATAAGCCTTTTGAACAATAGTTCCATCAAAACGGCTTGCAGTATCAACTTTTCCTGCAATATCAGCTTCTTTGTGCTTTGCAGCTCCCATATCCTTAGGAGCACCATGAAGTTTCTCAATTCCCATTACTGTAGTAACAGCTTTAGAAATTCGAGAGGTAATCACAGATGTCTTAGGACTAGAGAGAGGCAAATTGTGCGAACCATGGACACGGATTTTAGCATCAATAGGCAAATCACGAACAACACATTTGTCGTGAGGTGCAGTCAAAGGACCAAAATTAACACCAAGTACTTCCGTTTCCATAGGAGTAGCAGAATGAGAAACCAATACACAAGGTAGTGCATTAAGTTTATCAATAGCCTCCAAAATGGTAGCACGAGTCACAAATCCAGCAGCGCCTTTACAGCCAACACCAGCGAGGTGGTGTCCAGCAATAAAAGGCACGCCTTGTGCTTCTCCAATAAGAGTAGCCATACACAATCCTCCAAAAGTTTCACGAGGAAACGTGTATCGGTAACCCTGGAACGTTCCACCCTCAGTGGTGAAAACACGTTCCTTACGAGCTGTCATACTAGGATACTGAATTAATTCTCCAGATTTATTGAACAATGAATAAACATCAAGATGTTTTCCATCATAAATATCTTTAGGATAATAATCAGTAATATCCTTATGTAAGCCAGCACTAGGAGCATACCATACTGCCAGGTCGGTTCCTGGAATACGGTAAGTACAAGTACGATCCAAAGGAACATTCTTGAAAGTATGTCCTCCAACTTTCAAAATTGTAACGTATTCGGTACCTTTACCAACGAAGTGGTTAGGTATCAAAATAACATTACTTTTCAATGGAATAGCATTGCAATGGGTAGAGTCTTCCTTAGTGACACAAAGCATACGTCGACCAAACATTTGATTGAAGACAGAGTGAGAGATAGTTTTACTTTTCTCTGTAACTCCAGCATCACCAAATTTATATTTAGCTTCAGCAGCTCTGGTATCCCAAAACTCTGTTTCTTTCTGATAATCTTTCATGTCAGGTTTGGGAACAGCAATAAAAGCAGCTGCTTGTTTTGTAGGCAAAGCATTGTATCTTCTAACTAACGCAACAAGTATTTTCCAAACACCCAAAGAACCAAACAAAAATAAAATTCTTGATTTAGTTTTCCAGGTAACACTTTTCAACCAAACAGATGGTAATGTAACTTGAGACCAATCATGAATAATCTTCTGTCGAGCCTTATCTAACCTATCATGCACAAAATAGCACATAACAATAGTACAGACAAGAGTCCACATAAATTCTTCAATGAGTGGAAAAGTATAATAACCAAAGTGAGATTTCAATTGATGCCAGAAATGGAGGAATACGTAACCTCCGACGACACTAGAAACATAGTACGGTAATAAACCCATAATAACATCAACAATCAATTTTCTATGAAAGTATGCAATAATGGCATTACCATATTGAGATTTTAGAATGCGAGCAATAGTATATGATAACCATTCACAAAAATCAACTTCGACTGATTTAAAGAACGAAATGACTTCTAAATAGTATTCATAACCAACTTGCGATTCCAATGGATCTTCTCCCTCTAAAGGTTCAAGATCTTTACAATGTTCACACATACCAGGTGGCATCTTATGTTCACACAATTCTCTGTTTCTGAGATTTCTTTGTCCATCTACAAATCTTTTCTGACTTGCGTAATAATCCGCTGAATAATCACGTAAGAAAGCCAAGAGTACATTGATCTCAACCTTAACCAAGGGTTTACCTTGATACATTATAGGCTCATACGCAATTTTCTTTTTGCGTCCAGTCTTAGCAGTATCTTTGGTATAATCCTTAGCGTAAAATGGTTCTTCAACAGTGAATAAGGCATAGTCAGGGAAAGCATCCGAGGCCATGTGCTTAATCTTATTCCTATCAAGCATATCTGTTCCATCTTTTCTATATTGAGCTTTGACTTCTTGAGTAATGGTTAACTCAAAACGTCTATTAATAGATAAGGGTTCATTCGATAGTTGATTAGACAAAAGATCTTTCACATTGGTAGTACCAGCTACAAGATCAGGTTCGATCATAACTTTTCCTTTCATTTCTGCATTCGGATTAAGTGCCGACATGGGCACATTATTCAAAAACATAATAATAGGAGTAGCAGGTGAGCCATCAGTACGATCTAAAGAAGTATTACAAATATCGTCAAGAATGACTCCACGGTGATGGGTCATAAACTCAGATTGAAATTTATCTTCCTGATTGAGCGTAATGGTAGCTCGAGGACTAGAATCTTTGCCATTACATTCCAATATGTAATAACATAATGAATTAATAATAGCAGATTTTCCAACTCCAGACTCACCAACAAGTAGCAAACCTAAAGGTTTTTCGCGAATACTGTCTTTTTTCATCAAAGTTCTGGCTGATGAAATGTCACGCAATATGGATAAACGAGATGAATAATAAGCTCGTTCGGCCTGTTTGCAAGTATTCAATAAGGAAAGAGTGGTAGCAATGCATTCACACAGTCTACGATCATAAGTATGCTCATCAACTTCAGCTTTACGGCCGAGTTCAATAAGAACCTTTTGTGATTTAAGAAATGTGAATTCATTATCATATTCATTTTTGGCTTCGCAAGTCCAAAAATGTTTGATCTCTCCAGTGGAAAGTACTTTCAAACCGATAGAAAGTACAAGTTTATAGAAGCTTCCAGCAGCCTCTAAGAAATCCCAAATTGAAACTGACCTACGCAAAGGTTCAGAAACAAAAATTGGGATCCCTCTTACAGTAGCATTAATCTTTTTAATCCAGCCTAAAGATATAGCTAATTGTAGAAGATTGGAAAATTCTTCAAAAAGTTCACAATTCCTAATAGAATCCCAATTATCCGCTACAAAAGTAGGGATTTTGGAAAATGAAGGAACGGAAGAAAAATCCAATTCAAATTTCTCAGTAAAATCGCGAAAACGAAACCAAACAGGTCCAAGCAAATCTAAAAAGTAATCTGAAAGATCACCAGATAAGCTGAAAATGTCTTCTTTAGAAGCTTGAGATGTGTAAATCTCTTGCTTCTTTTTCATTTTTGATTCTTCTGCTCGCTTTTGTTTAGCGAGAAGCGCACGTGCCTTGCGCGTGTTTGCCTTATTGGCATTTTGTTTGCGTTGTTCATACTTAGATTTGCCATAGCCATTTTGGCTTGGCAGTATGAACCACTCAATGCAACACCTGTAAATTAGGAAAGAATGGATAGCTAGGAAAAACTTATAAAAAGAACTCCAATGATGCATCCAATTTCCATAGGTGAGAAAGAGTAAGAAAACAACGCTTTTGCTATTAAATTTGAAATGAAGTAGTTTCTTAGTGAAAGCCAAATAAATGGCTAAACTGGTGAAACCGAGCATTGCAAAAATAACAACGAAAATTTCGAAAGAGTATTGAATGGATTGTGGTAAATCACAACCCAATTCTTCTACTGAATAATAATAATCGAAATTTGGGGTGGCGGATGATGAAGCGTCCGTCAACACTATACTACAAACAAACACAAAAAGTGTAAGTGAGATTCCCTGTGGCACATTTAATTTTGATTCCTCGTAAAAGTAACTTGTCATAATTGATGTGGGAATTTGATACTAACCTCAACGGGCTAAGTAAAACTATAGTAGTAATTTGGTAAAAGATGTCAAAAATAATCATCTAAATTGTTGTCTCAAATATATGTAAGGGGTAAGGGAAAATTAGGTGGCCAGACCTTCTATCTCAGGTAGTCGATAGATAAACTTACTTAACATATATTATATTGAGTGCAAAGTCGTCCTGTACGTCGGATTAAATAATAGCACAAAAACCAATTGTTCTTTATTATAATTCATAAAACTAAAACTTCGTTCAACCCTTCTGCGGGTGAAGTTTATTATTGTTAAATTCTTCTTATAAAAAGTGGGATTTTCTGTAACTAAAATAACGATTACACGAATCAACAGATTCATATAGAATAATCTAAAATTAATTAGCACTAATGCACACGGGAGATAAGGAAATGGTATCAAAACATTTCTAACTCTGGTGTACAGAAGGGGTTGCTTTATGCAGAGTGGGCTCTCTGGGTCGTAAGGTCATATGATCAAAACAAGCAGTCACAACTTGTTTCTAATGACGTCACTACACTTTCGGATGAGTTTAATTTCCGGAGTGGTGACTGAATAATGAATTTAATACAATATTATCAGACAGGTAGCGTAAGCTAACTGAAAGGTCTCTAAAATATGATGTAAGAAAATATTTGTAGGGGATTGCCCCCTAAAAAGTATTCTTAAATAATACACTGATTTAACAGTAAAGAGAGCAAAATAAATTGCAGTAAATAAAAGTAATTGCCGGGTATCGCGGTTAAACGATACACAATCACAAATAGAAGGAGGATCATAGATGTTAATC